TCGGTCTTCAGGCACGTACCTGTCGGTCTCACGGACTTGTAGTTCTGGAGCAATGCGGACCCACTCGAGGACACTATGCCAGTGCGGACAAGATGTATAAATCGCTGCTTCACATGTGGATTGAGTGCCGCGTAGCGCTTGGTGTACGCCATCGACTCAACGTTTCCTCCTCCCGAATAGTTGCAATCGAGTGTGAGTCCCATCGGCGCCTGGAGACAGTGAAGCGCCCGCGGGCCATATGCGTACAGAACTGCAGAATTGCCAGAAAGCACATTGTGTACTCCTCTCTCAACCAACTCGATCGCCACGCTCACGATGCTGCACTTCCATATCTGCAGGGGGTGAAGTCCGCACTTGGCCGCGCCGCGGCATCCAGCCCCGATCTGCTCCAGCACTTGCGTAAGGCTTTCGCACCGCACTCCTTCCCTAGTTCCAATTCTGGACACAGCGCGTAGTCCATGCGCTATGTGGCGGCCTCCGTAGTAAACTTCGTTGAGGTATATCATGAATCGGTTGCTAAGATAGCACTTCGCCACATCCAGCTTGAAGCCAAAATGCGCAGTCGTCTCCACGTAATATGCAAAGAACTTCTCGAAGATCTCCGGTCCCTTCTTGGCATCGAGCGTGAGAGAGAGTGCAGCGTCATCAATGAACGCCGCGAAGTCTGCAGTCGGTATTGCCAGGCCGCCACGTCTAGCGCGGAAGATCGTATACGCGACGAGCGCACAATGCAAGACCGTCATCTCCTTCCCATTGAGGCCCTCAAAGTTCGCCTCAGGATTCTGCACTGCGCCCACATAGCCTCTCTTGTTCAGCAGAAGGTAGGCTCCCTCGTTGATATAGCGCTGATACTCCAGTTCCGTCTTGCCGAACATCCTCGCCCACACCTTATGAGACATGCGCTGTACACTGCCGCGCATACCTGGGGACCATTGCTCATAGTCGCTAGAGATGTGGAATGTCTCTCGGCCCTCGTCAACGTCAGGAGCATAGCACCCTCCAACACGCTTCACCACCTCATCAATACCGGCTCCAACCGTGAATCCAGCTATATGCTTTGCTGTGTCCGCGATGTTTGACTCAAGTGCCGATCCATACATCCTATCAGACAGGTTCCCAATGTAGAATATGCGTGATACATCTTTGTGCGCCTCCTGCTTGAATCCTGCTCGGTTTATGTGCTCTTCTCTGCGGATAGTTCGGGCAGAAGACGCATAATCTGGGCAGCTGTCGTCTCTGAGGAGTCTTGTGAGGCAGTTGCGTGGCATCGTTTTGCGGTCCTGCTCGCGCCTCATCACAGATTCCCAATCCTCCTCACACGCAGTGCTGTCTTTCCACACATCAGGGTCAAGCATCTCAGGATCTCTCCACGGAAGGACTCCAGTGTAGTCGATGTGGCTCACCCACTCTACACCCCTAGGATGCCGTCCGTGTGCGATCCAGTCATCCCACCACGTAGGTTGAACGCCAATGAACACTCCTACTCCTTTCATGCCATTGCGCTTGGCAGCACCGTCAAGTATGATGCTCACCAGGTAAGCCTCGAGTTCGTCTTCTTCCAGAGCAGATTCCTTGTGGATGTGAGGGCCCACCGGGTTGGGGCTATGCAAGGCTAAGGCCCGTTTGACATACGACGCGCCTATATCGTAGTCAGGAGCACATAGCACTCTATAGACTTTCCCGGCCTCTTGTGCAATATCCAACGGCATCTTCTGAAGTCGTCTCACGAAGGCTTCCAGCTCGAAACAGGAAGGCAGCTCCCGCAAGTCGGCGATGAGTGAAGCGCGACGTTCGTCAGACAGGGGTCCTGACACGTACGACTGATACAGGTCCATTGCCTTCTTAAACCCTTTGCAGGCTACCTGCGCTTCCATGTAAGTACATCTTGAGCAGACCTCGAGTAGATTGGCGAGTTCGGAGTTGACGTGCTTGCGGAGCGGGATGCTGTGGTCTAGATGGGAAGCGTCAGCAGTCGCCAAAGCCAGCTTAAGCATCGAACGTGACACAGTCATCTGTTGGAGCCGATCAAGATCCGGGGTAGTGAGGCAGTAAACGATTTTCCTCGCGCGCCATCGAAGCATTATGAGCTTCCCGGCAGGTAGGATCTCGAACGCCTTGCTGACCCCAGGCACAGCAAACTTACTATGTCCGTCATCGACATACTGCTCCTTCGCAAGTCTGCCTGATTTGCTAAACCTGAGACGGATCAAGCTCCGGATTGCCTTCGCTCGTTCCTTGAGGGAAAGATATTCGCTCAAGAGCTCTCGATGGATGCTGTCAGCTTCCCTCGCTGCGATAGCCGGATGAAGCCTCTTCGCTTCGCTATACCCTACCATAGCTTCCTTGATGAAGTCTGTCACCCATTTGGAGTTCGATGTGTACAGGTCTTCGCCCTCGAATACCGATTCCAGCGACTCAGAGAGCTTGTACACCGCCTCGAGTCCACAGTACCACCTGCAGTCCTGGTGGTCCTCAGAGAAACGGACCAACGCTCGCCCGTCACGGCTATCGCGGCTGTGCTTCGCTTGCGGCCAGTCGTAGAATATCTCCTTCAGCAGCGCCTCATGCGGGTGCCCACCTGCCACTATGTCTCTCGTCTCACCTGTGGGGTAGACATACTTCTGTGGCGATATGACGCCTCGGACCTTCTTGACTCCCACGAATTCTCCTCCAGTAAGGGTCACGGACGCTACATGGCAAAACGCCTTGAACTCGTCCCAGGACACGCCCTTCAGCGACGCAAGCGCCTGGAGATGCTCACCGCGAAAGGCCTCAGTGCTCCACGTGGACATCAGAATGGAAAAGGAAACGATAAAGATCAGGAGGCATCTAAACCTAACCATCGGCAGTCAAAGAACAATGTCACAGTCGATGCATTGCATTCAATTGTTTTGTGTTTTTCAACGTTTTTCCC